CTCGCGCAGCCCCGCCTCGCGCTCGCTCCGGCTCGCCTTCGCGACATAGAAGAAACGCGAGGCACCGCCGGAGTCGCCGAAACCGATCGCCTTGTCTTCCGACTTGGTACGTGAACCGAGCCATGACGCGGACGTGGTGCGCTGGGTGCCACTCGACTTTCCGAGGTCGCCCGTCTGCTCATCCAGCGCGCGGGCGGCCCCTTCGTCGAGGACAACGTTCGCGGGCCAGCGGCCGAGGTCGGTGGTGCCGACCGCGCGCGACCCGCTCAGGCCGTCCCCGAATGCGTTGACGCTGGGCCCAGACTTCGACTCGCGGGCCGGACGTCCGCTCGCTTCGATCCTGCACCCGTCCACGTTCAGCGCCCCGGTCCCGAACGTCTCGACGTTGCGGGCGACGGTGCCGACGAGCGGCTTTCGGGCGACGATCACGGGCTCCCACGCGGGCTTTAGCGCGGTGCCCCAGCCTTCCCACTGCTTCGCGAGGTCGGTGGCGGCTTCCGTCAAGTCGCCTGACCCGCTCATCGCGTTCCACTTCGCGTGGTGCTCTGCGTTCTTCTCGGGGTCACGGAAGTTCGGGTTCACCCCCACAACCCTCCGCTGCGCACCCGCCGCCTTGTCCATCGCCTTCGACACGTCGAGCGACTTCGGGAACCCGCTGTTGCCCGTGATGAACGGCCGCCCGTTTCGCCGGGCAACGAACGCCCCGGACGGTACACGCACGCACCAGACCATGCCCTCGTACTGGATCGGCTTCGGCCGATGCTTCGCCTGAACCTGCGTCGTGTCCCACTTCTTGCTCACGAACACGCAGTCCTTCTCGCCGACGTACGCGCGCATCCCGAGCGACACGCAGAGAGCGAGGAACACGTCGCGCCGCTCCGCGTCCTTCGACCAGAACGTGTGCGTGTGCTGCTTGTTCGGCTGCGACCCATCCCCATCCATGAGCCCGTCGAAGAGTCCCTTCCGAGCCTGAACTGACCAGTCGAGAACGTCCCACGTCAACTTCCGGTCCGGGAAGTCCTTACGAAGCCGCGCTGCGATTTCGCCGGTCACGTAGAACGTGTGCTCGTCGTTGTGGGCCAACTTCTTTGCCGCCTTGACGTACTCCGAGGGAGCGAACGGCGCGAGCGCGGCGCGGAGTTTCGCCAGCGTCTCCGGCTTCGCCTGCGAGAACATCACGGCTTTCCCGTCGCCGTGCTTCCACGCATCCGTCAGCCACCACCCGACAAGGTACGCCAGCGACGCATCGGGCCCGGTGCTCGTGCCCCCGTAGACGCCCGCCATCGGGAGCGTCACCTGCCATGCAGCGGACCGGGCCGAAACGTCACGCGCCTCGACCACCTCGTACCGATCGGGCGCCGCATGTCGCGAGTGCCGTCGGATCTTCGCGTAGACACGGTGGTTCGGCGTGAGCAACTGGTCCGTGTGGCGGTTCTTGATCTGGCACATCGGCCCCGAGTAGGGCTTGCAGATCACCGCCGATGGGTGCTCCCACGACAGGCGTCCAGTCTCCGAGTCCCACTGGAGCACTTCGTCGGCCGTAGTGAGGTCCACGCCCCTCTTCCACCCCGTCCGCGTCAGGGCTTCCGACGACTCATCGAGGCACCCGTACAGCCACGAGAGGCAGTCGCGGATCTCCCACCCCGCGTCCTCGATCGCGACGGCGAGGCGATGGAACGTACGCGTGCCGCCGAACGCGAGCAGGTGCGCGCCCGGCTTCGCGACGCGCAGGGCCTCGGTCGCCCACGCATGGGAGAACTCGTAGAAGTTCTCCATCGCCACGTTGCCCGACGAAAGCGGCTGACCCCGCACCCTCCAAGCAGGCGCGGCGCAGGCACACCGCACCTTGCCGCGCTTCCTCCCGCCGCACGTGGCACACGTCGGGTTGCTTCCGCCCAACGCGTCTCCGTGTGACACCCACGCGGTCGCGCGCTCACCAATCCCGGGCTTGCTGACCCCAGCGTCTTTCCACCCGAAGTCGTCCCACGCCTTCCCCATGAACGCGAGGCCGTAAGGCGGATCGCTCACGATCGCGTCAACGGACGCGTCGGGCATCCCGCGCATGACGTCGAGGCAGTCGCCGTTTTCGATGCGCCACGTCATCGCCTGAGCCCCCGCCGCAGCGTGTCCCTCACCACGTCCGCGTCCTCGCGAGCCCTGAGGTCCGCCACCGCGCGCACCTCGGCGGCGAGCCCGGGGTCGTACGCGACCCACTCGTCGGCCGAGGCCGCGACGTCCACGCCGTTCACCGTCGCCGTCACCTCGTCCCGCCTGGTTCCGGTCACGCGCGCACGCGCCATGCCGTCCACCCACTCGAGCGTCACGCTCGGCAGCAGCGTTGCCGTGACCCGCACCGGCGCCTCGGCGGCGACGGCGGGCCACGCGATCAGGACCACCGCGAGGGCCCTCATGGCGTCGGATGCCCGACGACGGTGAGCACGCCGCGCTCGACCGTGCGGACCGAGCCGTCCGCGAGCGTGAGCTCCCAGTCGTAGTCGTAGAGCCCGGCCGAGAGGTTCAGGTCGTCGGCGTCGATCACCGTCTGCACGGCGCCGGTGGGCGACGTCGAGTCCGTGACGGTGGTCGTGTTCTCGACCAGCGACGTCGCGGTCTTCCCGCGCGCCTGGACCGTGAACCGCGCCGAGGCGATGTTCGCCGGGAGCGACGTGACGGACCGCGTGAGCGTCCACGAGTCGCGCGCGGCGAGCGGCCCGATCGCGCCATCGTAGACCGGCGCCGTGTAGGCCACGCTGCCCGTGAGCCCCGGCGGCGTCTCGGCGGTCGAGGCGATCGAGGTGCCGTCGATGGTCGAAGGCGTCGCCGTGTCCGGATCGGTGACCACGACCGTCGTCTCGCTGAACGTCGCACCCGCGCGCACGCACCGGACCACGTACGTCCCCGGGTCGAGCGCCAGGACGATCGTGCCGGAGACGCCGGTGTAGCCCTGTGCGACGAGCGTGCCGCTCGACCTGGCCTCGACGCGGACGCCCTGCATCGCGCCGCCGTCGACCGTGATCGTGAGCGTCACGGACTCGGAGCCGCCGCCGAGCGTCGCGGGCTGCTGCTGGTCCTCGTAGGCGACTTGCCCGCCCGCCGGAACGGCTAAGTGGGACGAGTCCGTCTTCAGGTACCAGTGCCGAGTCTGGTCCGCTGCGAGGGTCGGGTCGAACGAGTAGAGGCCGGATCCGTGGGCGGTGAGCGTTGGCGCAGTCAGGAACGCGCTGCCGTCCGCCGGGTCCCACCAGTAGAGCGTAGGCGTCGTTCCGTTGTTTTCCGGCGTGCCGCTCGCGTTGACGATGAGGATGCCGATCCGCTTCGAGGACGCCATGGCGTCACCTCACTCAGTACGAGAAGACGTACGCGTGGCCGCCGCCGCCGTTGCCGCCGTTGCCGCCCGTGTTGCTTCCGGTCGTGTTCCCGCCGCCGCCACCACCGCCACCGCCGCCGTGGGACCCGCCGTTGCCGCCGTTGGCACCCGACGTGTTCGCGGCCGTGGACGAGCCGCCGCCACCACCGCCCGCTCCACCGCGCGAGGAGTCGCCGTCCACGCCGTTGCTGCCGGCCGTCGGTGGCGTGGAACCGCCTGCCGCGCCGCCGCCGCCGCCCGTAGACGCGCACGTGTTCGACGCGCCGCCCGCCGTCGCCGCGATCACCGCCGGAACGGCCGTCGTGCACGCACCGCAGCCGCCGCCGCCGCCGCCGTAGAGCGACGTGCCCCCGTTGCCTGAGATCGAGCTCGGGGTCGCGTTGTGGCCGCCGCCAGCACCGCCGCCGAACTCTGCGTAGCCGCCCGCCGCCGTGATTGACGAGGCGCCGCCGGTCCCACCGACGGCCGTCGCCGACGTCGCACCCGGCAGGCCGCCTGCCTGCGCGGACGTGTTCCCGAGGTTGCCGACGCCGGCCGCTCCACCGCCCGACCCGCCGCTGCCCGCCGCCGCCGAGACCTGACCGCCGAGCCCGCCGCCGCCGCCGCCGGCCGTGAGCCGGACCGTCGTGCCGAACGTCGTGTTGCCGCCCGGGCTGCCGTTCGATCCCGCGGCGCCGGCCGCGACGCCGCCGTTGCCGCCGTTGCCGCCCGCGCCGACCGTGACCGTCTCGGTCGGGCTGAGGTCCGACGCCCGGAACGTGCGACGGTTGTGCGCGCCGCCGCCACCGCCCGAGCCGCCCATCTTGATCGCCGCGGCTGCCGCCGAGCCGCCGCCGCCCGCGCCGCCGCCCGCGCCCCAGAGCAGCACCTCGACGATCTTCGGCGTGAACGACGTGGGCTTCGTCCACGTGCCGACGCCAGCCGTGAACACCTGCACGTCGACGGGCCCGGTGGCGCTCGACTCCTGCTCGACGCCGCCCGACGTGAGCTTCACCCAGCCACGACTCTCGATGAATACGAGCGCTTCGCCTGCCAGGAGCGTCGCCGAGTAGAGCTCGACGTTGGTGCCGCTGACGTCGAGCTGCACGGTCACGGTGACGGTGTCGGTCGCGTGCTTGTTCCGCGCCGACAGGAACGAAATGCCGCGCGACGTGCTCGACGCCGGGGCGTCCACGACGTCCGACGTCGTGGCGGACGTGATCGCCGTGGTCTGCGCACCGGGCGTGAACGTCGTGGCCGTGGCGTCGTTGTAGGACGCCATGACGTCGAGCGCGAAGGAGCCCGCGCCCGCCGTGACGATCTCGATCTTCTGGCTCGTCGAGGTGAGGTGGATGCCCATGATCAGAATCCTCCGAACGCGCTCACGGTAAGGGCCGCAGCGAGGCCGCCGGTGAGGCGTGAGTCATCGTCGGTCACGAACTTGTTGGTCGCCGACGGCGTGCCGCTCGTTCCGGCGAGCGCCGCCTTCTCGTCGGACGTCGGGAGAGTCGTGTGGGTGTGGTCGCCGGCCGCCACGGTGCCGGCCGCCGTGCCGACGTTCTTCGTAGCGGAGTCGCCGAGCCCGAGAGTGGTCCGCTGCGCCGCCGCGTTCACGTCGTCGAGCAGCGCGAGCCCGGCCACCGTCGGCGTGACGCCGCCGAGCTTCGCGGAGTCGGCCGCCTGCGCCGTCAGTCCGAGCGCCCCGACGTCCGTCGCCGACGGCATCGCATGTACGTGGTCGGCGCGCGACGCCTCGTCGGACGTGCCGGGGCCTGCCGAGCCGAGCGGCTGGGGCGTCGCGTTCGACAACGCCGCGCCACCGCCGCCCGTGCCCGCGAGGTTGCCGAGCGCGACGCTCGCTCCGGAGCGGCTCACGGCGCGGCCCGCCGCGCGGCCCGCCGCGCGGCCGGCAGACGCGAGCGCACCGCGCCGACGAGCGACCCGCCGAACAGGGATGCGATCAGCCCCGCGCCGACACCACCGAACATCTCCGGGTTCGACCCGTCGCCGACCGCTGGGGCCCAGCCCGCGAGCGCGGCACCGATGCCGAGCGAAACCGGGACGACGCGGAGGAACGTCTTGGCGAGTTCGCCCATCGGCTCGCCGCCACGCCGCCACGCAGGCACCAGTGACCGGATCCACTCGGTCGCAAGCGCGAGGCCGGTGGCCCACAGCGCGAGCCCGGCGAGGTCGAGCACGTACGCCTCGGGCGGCACGTCCGGGGTTTGCCCCCACGCCACGAACGGAGCGAAGACGACGGCGAGGACCAGGGCCACGAGGAGCCCCCAGCCGATGTCGGACGAGGTCTCGCGCACGGAATCACGGGTCATCGTCAAGCTCCACAGGCGGCTTCTCGCCGCGTTCCATCGCGCTCAGGCGAAGTCGGTTGTGGTTCACGCGGCGGACGAGGCGTCGCCACTCGCGCCGCGCGAGCACGGCGATCGCGCCGCCCGCGAGCACGAACGCGCCCCACACGACCTGCGTCGGATCGAGGTCGAGCACGACGCCGACGGCGAGCAGCGGGGCCTCGGCGATCGCGAGACGGGCGGAAGGGCTCATGCGCCCTCCAGCCGCGCGCGCACCTTCCCGAGCCACACGGGACCGGGGTCCGCCTTGCGCTTCGGGTCGAGGTCGACGTGCCCGTGGCGGCACTCGCGTCCCGCGATCCCGTACGCCTCGCGCAGCGCGTCCATGACCGCGAACGCGGCGCGCACCTGCGGGTCCGGAAAACCGTGCCAGCCCACGCCGTCGAGCACGACGACGTCGGACTTCGGGACGGGCGGCAGGCCCGGCGACGGGACGTGGCGCGGCTGTGGGTCCTGCGGGTTGCCGACCTGAAGCCACTTCCCATCGACCTGCATGAGCCGGCCGAGGTTCACGAGCTCGATGCCGATGGCCGACTCGTTGACGCCCACGCCGTCGGGCCAGCGGCCCCGGCAGTGGAACGTCCCGGTCGTGAACGGCGCGAGCTGCGTCAGCGTCCCATCACGGTCGACGCCGATGTGGAACGAGGCGCCCGAGCCGCCCTTGATCGACCGGGCGAGCGTGCGCGCGGAGCCGAATCCGGCCGTCCAGTGCCAGACGATCGCGCGCGGCTTCGGCAACGCGAGCGGCACCGTGCGCGACGTCTCGTCAAGGAAGAGGCGCGGGTCTCCCGCCTCGACGACCATCCATCCTGTCGAGGGGTCGACGCGCATCCCCGGACGGTCGCGCCGATCCCGAGGTCGGGCGAACCGTAACGGCAGGGCGTGCCGTTACCAGAACTCGAGGGACCACTTGTCGAGGGTACCGGTGGTGCCGGCGACGCCGTCGTACACCTTCAGGGTCCACGTCTTGGCGCTCGTCGCCCCGTAGAACGTCGACAAGGCCGACGCGGGCGACAGGTCCTGCGGGTAGGCCGCCGAGTATTCGGTGGAGAACGCCAGCGTGGCCGTGCCGGGCGACGTCGACACATCACCGACGTTCGCTAGCGTGACGGTTGTCGTCCCGTCGGACAGTGTGATTTTCAGGTCTTCGACGTTGTCGTGCGTCACCTGCACGACGACCCGCATGAACGCCACGTCGATCGCCCGGGTCACGGTCACGGAGTCGGAGACACCCGTCACGAGGTCGTTGTCCGGAATCGACGTCGCAGGCGACCGGATCGTGCGGACATGGACCATATTCGCGGCGGCGCCCGGCGGCGCATCGAACGCGCATGCGCCCTCGAGCCGGCCCGTGTCGCTCGACGTCACCGGGACCTGGTTCGGGTCCTGCCACCCAGCGACGAGCGCGAGCTCGTACGAGGACGTCGGTGCCACCGTCGCTGCCCCGAACGGCAGGTGGTGGACGAAGTGCGGGATCAGCGACACGGCGTCCCGAGGGAGCGTGCGGATGTTCCCGCCGATCGCGGTCCCGTCGAGGGTGGCCATCCCCACGATCGAGTTCGCGGTCGCGGAGAGCCCATCGGTCGTGAATCGGGCCCAGACGGCGACACGCTCCGTGCCCCACGATGGGAACACCTTCGTCCGCGCGCGGATGTCCGTCGAGCCGTAGCCGTCCGTGAACGTCACCTGCGGGACCACATGGTCCGCGCACAGCACGCGCCTTGCGCCCTGCGACGCGAGCCAATGGACGGCGTTCGAGGCGGAAGCGAAGCGGTCGGTCCACAGGTTCTGCACCGTGTCATCGGCCGACAGACCGAATGGCGTGGACGGGCTCCCCTCGTAGGCCCCGTTCCCGTAGTTCCCGATGATCGGTACTCCGGGCGCGAACCGGCCCGAGGGCAGGTACCGGACGCCCGGCACGCCGTCGACGACCTCGCCCACGATCGGCCTGTCCTTCTGGACCACGTACACGTCCGAAATCTCGGCCGTGTCCCCGCCGGCAGGGTCGAGCCAGAGGGTCAGGTACTGGACCGCGCCCGTGCTCGGCGCGGACACGGTGATCGTTCGCCACGCGAACGTCGATGACGTGAACGAGGCCGTGGCCGTCGCCGCCGGGAGTCCGCCGGTCGTGTCCGTGCTGGAGAGCGTCACCTTCAGATCGGCCGTGCTGCCGCCGGTCGTGCGGCAGTAGGCGTACACCGTCACGTCCGAGTTCACGAGCAGCGGCGGGACCACGTACCGGCAGACCCAGTTGTTCGAGGCGCTAGGTGCCGGGCTGAACGAGTGCGAGGCGAGGAGCGTCGGTACCGCCGCCGCCGCATCAGTGAGCGTGAGGAGTGCGTTCAGGCTGTGCACGTCGTCCGGGGCCCCGGTGATCCGACGAAACTGCGACAGGTCCCAACCCGTCTCCGCGAACGTCGTTCCGTCCGACGTGATCGTGTAGGCCGTGATCGTCGTCGTGACCGCCCGCGCGACCTTGCCGCCCCGGTCGAACGTGGTGAGGAACACCTCGAACTCGAGCGGCGCCCCCGTGTCGAACGGGACCGTGAAGGTGCTCGACTTCCACCCATCCGTGGTCCCGAGCGAGAACGTCCCAAGGTCCTCCCACGCGTCCGGCTGATCGCTGAGGAGTGCGAGCGGACGCGCCCTCAGCCCCGCGTACATGGGGTACGTGCCGGACCAGTTGTCCTGCCGCACCCAGAGCTTCACCACGCCGGATGCGTTACCGATCGAGGGAGCCATCGGGCGGCCGATGATCCATGTGTTCTCGGTCGTCGAGTCCGTGGGTATGAATGCGAGTCCAGCGCCGACGGTGCCGGTATGCGGCCCGTCGCTCCAGGACCAGTGGATGCGCGGCTTGTGTCGCAGGAGCCACTGCGCGCGCGCGTCGATCGCATCCGGGAGCGATGACGAATCGAGCACCGGCGCCCCGGTTTCGTCGAACGTTGTCACGATCGGTGCGTCAGGAAACGGCATCGGTGGCCCTTCGGTCGCGTTCAGGTGCTCACGCGCTCCACGCTCAGTGGTCAGCCGTGGATCGGCGCGTCGTTCTCGTTCTCGTCGGCGTCGTACAGGACCGCGTCTGCAGTTCCGCGAAACGCGTACTTGTTCCGCACGGTGTTCCAGTCCGACTGGTCGGCGGCGTCGGCGTGCATCACCACGTCGCCGACGGAAATCCCCGTGTGGTCGTCGAGCGTGAGGTCATTCCCGCTGATCGACAGAATCTCCCGAACGCTGGTTCTTCCGGTCAGCTTCGGGGCATACACGCGCACAAGGTCCCCGGCAGCGAACGCCGACAGGTCCGCGTCGAGGCCGAGCTCCGTGGGCGTGTAGATGTTCGCCTCCATCGCGAGCGGCGTCCCGAGCGTCTTGACCACGGCCGCCGGGGCGTACCCGCGCCCGCCGACGTAGGCGCTCGTCGGCACCTGCCGGAGCGTCAACTCGACCGTCGCCTTCTGGAACGACACCCGCTTGCCGACGACCTCGTAGACGCCGTACCCGCCGCGGATGCCGCCCACCGGAACGGTGGCCAGCGTCAGCGTCACGAGTTCGCCGAGTTCGCGCAGGATGTGCTTGAACGTGCACGTCACCTTCACCGTCGCGCTCGGCCCACCGTAGCGGATGGCGTACGCCTGCGCGAGCTCGCCCGGCAGTCGCTCTCCGAGCGGGACGTCGCCGACCGCCCTCGTTCCTGATGACTTCACCTCGATCGTCCGCGCCTTCGGCCACTGCGTCAGGATCGGGATCCCATACGAGGAGAGATTGATCGTGACCGGCGGCCCGACGAGCTTCCAACCATCGGGCGTCGGCTGCAGGTCGTCCTGCCACACGATCCGGCCAACGATCTCCGACACGTCTCGGTGCCACTCGACCGCTTGGGCGTCCACGATGTCGTCGCTCGTGAGGTTGGTCGCGTAGGTCAGGTCCGATTCGAGGTGCGTCGTCAGCCGGCCGACGCTGATCTCGTTCCCGAGGCTGGGCTTCAGGTAGAAGCCGAAGGGCTTGAGCAGCGTCTCGTGCGCCCACTCGCCGAAGTCGTCGATCGGCTCGACGACCACGAAGCTCAGGCGCATGTACGCCGTCGCCCGGCGCATGGCCCGGAAACCGGCCATGTCGAACGACGCCTCGGTCATGCCGAGGCCCCAGCCATCGGGGAGCGTGTCGTAGTCGCTCGACGTCACGTTGCCCGGCGTCGACAGGGCGATCTGCAGGAAGACGTCGAGCGGGTGCTGCCCGGCCGTGAAGTGCGGGCTTCCATCCAGTATCGCCGCGCATTCCTGGATGTAGCTGTGGTCCCATCCTCCTTGGTTCACCTCCTCATGCCGCTTCAGGTACTTCCACGTCGCGAACGACGGCAGCCTCGTCACGTCGAGCGACGTCTCGGTCGAGAAGTCGCCGGAGAGCTGCAGCGGCTGCCACCCGTCCGCGATGAACGCGCGGCGGTTCGTGGCGCCCGTGACGTTCCACGCCGGCTCCGCGCGGAACACGACCGTCTCCGTCTCAAGCCGCTGGTACTGGTTCGACGACGCGACCTCGTAGTGGTCGATGAGCCACTGGTGCGGCTTCGTGCTCTCCGACTCGTTCGTGCCGAACGTCCCGAGATCGGAGAACACTCGCTGGTTGAGCTCGCCGTACGCCTGCGAACAGGACAGCACCGCCTCGCGCCCACCGTTCACGAACGCGAGTTCCTCGATGCGCCCGGTCCAGACGCACACGCAGTCCGTCTCCGCGCTCGCTGCGTGGCCGGCGTAGACCCACACGCGGCGGCCCTCGAAGCGGCGGGGGGTGGTGGAAAGGATCGACCCCTCGGTGGGGCGTGGGTCGTCGTTCCCGGTCGGGCCCGCATGCGCCACCGCGAGCGATCGATACAGGCCGCGTGTCACGCTCGTCAGCGAGGCCCCGCCGACGGTGCCCGCCTCGCACGTCTCGCCGTCCACGTAGAACGTCTGGCCGTTCGTCCATGACGAGGAGTCGCCACTGAACGCGAACGTGGTGTCCGCGCTGGACACGCCCCCCGTGGTGAGCCGCAGCCACGAGACCACCGATTCCGCGCCGACGGTCTCCGCGAACGCGCCGTCCACGTCGTTGATGTGGAGCTCGAGCGCGCCGCCGGTGATCGTTCCGCCCTCGACGTCGAGCACCTGCTCCGGAAGGTCCGGGAGGTGGTCGGCGGACAGCCACGCGCGGATGCCCGCGAACTGGTCGCCGGGGTCGCGCGAGGCGAACCAGGAGGAGTCCTTCGCGTGGGTGCCGTAGGCCCACGGGATGCCCTCGATCTCGAACCAGACGATCGTGCGGCCGCGCGCGCGCGTCTGGACTGCCGTCGTGTACGCGGAGAGGCTCACGAGACGTACTCCCACAGCTTCAGGTCGTACGAGTAGAGCGCCACCGCCTCGTTCAGTCGGCGTGGCTCGAACTTCGTCACCGACTCCGCGGCGAGGAAGTAGTCCGCGTACCCGCTGCCGAGCGTCGAGCGGTCGTCGAACCAGCGGAACTTGCCCGGCGCGGCGTCGTCCGTGATGAACCGCTCGAGCGAGGCATTCGTCGTGGTACCCGACTCGCTCGCGATGAACACCCGCTCCGGGGACAGCCAGTCGAAGGCGACGAGGCGGTAATCCTGCGCGGCGAGCTTGTCGTAGGTCGACACCCCCGACAGCGCCCGCGTGACGACGACTTCCTGCTCGGTCCCGGGGTCATCACGACGAGGCGCGAGTCCCGGCGTCCAGTAGCGCGGCATGGCCTTCGTCGCGACGAACGTGGCGCTCGACGCGCCCGTGGAGTCCGGCACGTCCGCCGCCGAGACGTCGAAGCCGAGCGCCGTGCCGAGAGCCTGCGTCGCGGACGAGCTGTGCCAGTGGATCCGCGCGCCCGACGGCGACTCGATCCCGGAGACCGTGATCGTCACCACGCCGTCGACCGAGAGCGACAACGCGACCGTGACGCCGTTCACGGTGCCGAAGTCCGTCTCGACCTGCGTGAGCAGCGACGACGTTCCGTCCGGGTTCACGTACGTCCCGGCGGTGATCGCCGTGTTCGTCGTCGTGTTGCCGGGGACGCCCGTGGGGTTGCGTTCGAGACGGAACACCATCTGCGACGTGGTGACCGTGATCGGCCAGAACAGGCAAGGAACGCTCACGACCGGCCCCCGTACCGCTTGAAGTCGCGGAGCGCCTTCGCGGTCTGCGCGCCCACCTCGGCGCCCGTCGCGTACGCGCGCCCGCCGACGATGTTGATGGTCACGCCGCCGCCGCTGCTGGTGTCGCTGGAGCGCCCTCCATCCGTGCCGCCGGTGCGCGCGGGGCCGGCGGAGTCGCCGCCGCTCGACTGCCGCTCCTGCGTCGTCGCGCCGCGCGTCTGGCCGATCTGGTTGGCCGCGATGGCGGTGCCGCCCGCGATCGTTCCGAAGACGCCGGCCGCGGTGAAGTGGGCCGCAGCCGATCCGAAGCGGTTCGCCTCCCCGGTGAAGCCGAGCGCGAGGTCGGCGATGCCCTGCGCGGTCTCGAATACGGCCTGCGTGCCGGCCTGCTGCGCGAGGCTCGCCAGCACCGCCTGTGTCGCCGCCGCCTCGTTCGCGGCGCGCTCCTCGGCGCTCATCTTCGCCGCCCCGGACGCAGCCTCGGCGGCCTTGGAATAGAGCGTGAACGCCTGGATCGCCGGGCCGATGAACGCGTTCGCGGCATTCGCGGCGGTGCCCGAGATTTGGCTGGCTACCGCCACCGCCTGCTCTTCGGCGTTGCCGACCATTTCCTCGAAAATCCGGTCGGTGCGCTCGGTCGCCGACGCAAGGAATCGTTCCCGCTGCTCCACGCGGTCGAGCGCGAGGATCCGGGCGTCCGCCAACCGCTTGGCCGCGTCCGCCTTCTTGTCGATGTCGAGCAGCGTCCGCGCGAGCGATTCGCGACGGGCCCGCTCCTCGGTCTCGCGCTCGATGCCGTTCTGCGCCTGCATCCGGGCGAGGTCCGCGTCGGCGGCTTCGTTCGCAAGTTGGATCTCGAAGTCGAACCGCTCCTGCGCCGCCTTCTTCCGGCGCTCGTTGCGTTCCTTCGCGCGCTGCTCGGCTGCTTGCTCCGCGATCTCGTTCCCCTTCTGCAGCGCCTCGCTTACCGATGCAGCCTGCGCCTCGGCGGCACGGTTGGCGGCTCGAATCGCAGCGCCCCGCTCCTCGGCCTGGCGCTGCATGAAGGCTTCGCCCTTCTTCAGCACCTCGTCGCCGTAGTCGATCGCCTCGAAAATCTTCTGGACGCCGACGGTCAGAACGCCGATCGCGAGCCCGAACGGGCCGCCTTGCGCGAACGACTGCACGAGCGTCGCCGAGACCTCGGCGACGTGGCCCGCCACCTTCACGGAGTCGTTGTCGACCGACTTCAGGGCCGACGAGACCTGGTGCAGCCCCCCGGTGATCGTCTCGGTCGGGATCGCCTTCTTGAAGGACTCGCCCATTTCCTTGGACGCCTTGTTGGCGGCCGTGATCACTCCGACGAACTTCTCCCAGTTCGTGATGTCGATCGGGATCTGGACCTGCTCAGACACGGGCCACCGCCTGCCGCGCCGCGACGAGCGCCCGGACGTGAATCCACGCTGCCCCGAACCACGCAGGCCACGAGGCGATCCCGCCCGACAGCGGCGGCACCTCGCCGAGTCGCGTCACGAGGTCGTACGCGGCCAAGTGGCGAGCCTCGATGTACCGGAGCGGCCAGCGATCGAACACGGTGCCGTCGGGACCGACGATGCGCGCGGGCACGCCCGGCGTCAGCCCGAGCTTGTCGAGAAGATCGGGCTGCACTGCCGCCGCCGCTCGCACATCCGCCTCACACCAGACGCCGCCGGGCCCCGACTCGCTCAGGAACCCGACGGCCGCAGAAAACCCAGCACGTCCTTCGCCGTGAGCACATTCGCCTTCGTGATCTCCTCGACGAGCGCCGCCCCGATCTCCGCGCCCCACGACAGGATCACGCCCACGCGCTCGCGCGAGAGCACGACCCACGCCTTGCCGTCGAAGTCCCGCTGCTCGCCACCGCCATCGGTCGCGTACGACCGAAGCCCCCACTGCAGGAGATCCAGCCGGTTCGCGGCCGTGCTCTCGACGAGGCCATGCATCGCCGCGTCGAACGCCCGCCGCGCTTCCGCCGTGTCGGCCACCGGGACGCGTCGACCGTCCTCGACGCGCGACGCAAGCTCGAGTTCGCCCACGGCGGCCCGTTCGCGCGCCGCCCCCATGAGCACCACACCCATCGGCACGGCAGACAAGCGGAACACCCCGCCCGCGATCGTCACGTCCCTCGTCCCATTCACGTCGAGCACGTCGCCTCCACAGGCCCGTCAGGGGCCTAGAACACCGTCAGGGAGAACCCGTGGTCGAGGCCGCTCACGGACGTCGCCCGGGCACGGAGGACGAGTTCGTGCGCGCGGACCCCGCCGATGTCGCTCTCCTTCGGCAGGTCGACGATCTGGGCCTGCTGCATCGACACGGCGAACGCCGCCTCGGCGGCGCTTCCGACCTGCAGGTGCGCGGTCCGAAGCGTCGGCGTCACGAAGTCCGTTCGGTAGGTCGTCTGCGCGGAGTACGGCTTCACGGTCATCCGCGCGTTCTCGGCCGCGACGACCCAGCCCGCGCGGCCCTCGATCCCGCCCACGTTCGGCTTCGGCGCGAGCGTGAGCCCCGGATCGAACGCCACGCCCGCCGTCGCCACCGCCGTCGCCACCGAGCCCCAGTAGAGAGCCGACCCCTTGGTCGCGCCGCTCGACCGCTGCGCGAGGATCTCGGTCGTCAGCGTCGGGAACGTCGTCGGCAGCGAGGACTTGTTCGTCGTGTCGCTCCACGTGTTCGCCTGGAACTCGAACGAGAGCATCGCCCGGGCACCCGCGTCGAAGTTCTCGATCTTCCACGTGCCCGCGCAGCCGAGGATCGTCTCCTCGTCACCGTCCGGCTTCCAGACGAACGCGCAGGTCGTCGGCTCGTGCGTCGCGCTGTTCACGTCGAGCACCACTGAGACGCCGGAGTAGACCACCGTCCCGTCCGAAGGCGACGACGACAGCGCCGGAGTCACCGTGATCGTGCTCCCCGACTTCGCCGTCACGAGCCGGATCTCGTTCGAGATCATCACGTGCGTGCCCGCGGAGATCCCCGCCGCGCTCGTGAGGTCGACCGAAGTGGTCGTGGAGCTCCCGCCCGAAACCGTGGTGCCGACACCGGCCGCCGTCACGGTCCCGCAGGCCTCGAAGAGGGGCGTGAGCCAGGTGGGCAGCACGCCGGTCACGCCGTCGGACGCCCCCGTGTACAGGCCCGCCACCGGCACCTTGAAGGTCAGCTTCCCGCCCTTCTGCCCGGGCTTCGACGAGATCGACTTCCCGAGCGTGCTGCGGACCACCTCGCGCTCGATCACGTTCTGCGACGGGTCCCACTTCACGTCGACCGCCGGGACCTGCAGGTACGACGATCCGTCCGTGTCCGGGTCCACGGAGAACGACGACTCCGCCTTCACGAAGAGGGATCCGATCTTGCTCAACAGGGCCATGCCTCACCTCGCGCGCAGGCTAGAGCGCCACGCGGTAGTCGATCTCGAACACCATCTGCACCGTGACGAACTCGCCCGACTCGTCCCGCGCGCTCGCCGACTGCTCCACGAGCTGCACCTGGATCACGTCCGTCGACACCCGCGCGTCCGGGGACTCGAGACGCGACACGATCTGGTCCGTGTCCTCGACGAGGATCCGGTCCATCGTCTTGAACGCCCGCCGCGCGTCGAAGTTGATCTCCACGACGAATCGCCCGCGCACGTTCCGGTGACCAGTCCCGAACCACTCGGTCGTCACCCGCGCGCCCGCGTCATGGTGCACGTCGAACACCCGATGCCCGGCCGGCGGCTCACGCCCGACCGGCAGCGACCCGTCGGCCTCCACGAACGGGAACTCCGGCTCGGTCGCGGGCGTCAGCGCCGCGATCAGCGTCCGCGCGTGCTCGATCTGGTCGGCCAGCGCGTTGCTCATCGGGACAGGCTCACGGCGCCGACGTTCACGCCCGCCTCGTCCGCCGACGGCAACAGGTCCTCGTCCTCGTCGTACCAGTCGACCGACGCCATCGCCTGCGTGAACAGGCCCGCCGCCCGCCCCGCCATCGCGCCCGCCCACTGCTGGAACGCGTCACCGGACTGCGGGGAGCCGAACGAGAGCTGCTCCGCGACCCGCCGCATGATGATGCACGCGAGCACCGGCTCCAGCGGCGAGGCGTCCATGATCCGGTGCGGGTCGCGCCCGATCGACCGGATCAGGTTCAGGAGTTCCGCGAACGACGTCTCGATCATGTCCGCCGGGCTCGCGATCGACCCCATGCGCGGCTTCAGGATCGGCGCGTACTCGCGCACGAAGCGGTCCCACGAGAGTTGGTGCGTGAGAACGTGCTTCTTGACCGCGAAGGGCTGGTCCCGGCGGTACGTCACGCCGCCCGCCGTGTAGGTCCACCGGGCCCGGTAGTTCTCGGCCACCGCGTCGCACACGGAGGCGCCGACGGTGTACGAGAGCGTCGCCCCGGAGATCGTCGGCGTGGCCGTCACCGCGAGCGTCCCCGCCTCGTCGTAGACGGAGACGGACACGGACGACGGCGCGCCCTCGATCACCTCGTACGTGAGCACCCCGCCGACGTCGACGAGCAGCGCGGGCCTGAAGCGCGGGCTGGCGACGGCGTTGGACAAGGGGCCTCCTGTGCGAAGGGGCCGGGCCCTCACGGACTCCGGCCCCTCGCGTTCGACTCGTGGGTGGGGCTAGACGATGCCGCTGGGGAGGAGCGCGTAGTAGATGCGCACGCGCAGGCTGCCGGCGGTGAGCGCGTCGAGGTTGTCGGTGGTCGAGGTGAACTTGACCTCGGGCGCGTACGCCGTCTCGCGGTGGAACTTGCCCACGCGCGCCGCGGCGTCGGTCTGGACCCAGGCCGTGTTCTGCACGCCCGTGAACACGTTGGACGACGTGAGCAGCTCGTCCGTGTCACCGGCGTCGCCGACCTCGACCACGCACGCGCTGACCGAGCCGCCCGCGAAGTCGGTGTCGACCACCATCTCGCACGCGATCGGCGCCGCGTCGGCGGGGAACCCCGAGAGGCTCACCGACTTCGTGGTGGCCGCGGCGGACGCAGCCGCGTAGCCGACGGTCCACTCCATGTAGTTGATCGGGGCCGTCAGGCCGCCCGAGCCGTCGGTGGAGTTCTGGGGCGTGGGGCGGCCGATCTGGGCGCCGCCGGCGAGGCCGACGGGCGTCTCGAAGACGCGGCCGAGGTGCTTGGGCTGGAAGGCCATGTGTGCCTCGTGAAGCGCGGGTCAGCGACCGCGGCGCTCGGAATCCTTGCGTTCGTTGCGGCGACCGACCTCGGACTGGAACCGCTCGACGTCACGCGTCGACATCGGCCGGCCGGTCTTCTCGGCGTGTTCCTTCTTCGCGGTCGCGACCTCGACAGCGGCGCGGCGGCGAGCCTCGTCACGCGTCTCGCTCACGACCGAGCGCCCTTCGGGTTGGCCGTCCCCTCGGCGAGCTTCGCCTTGAGCGCCAGGACCTCGGCCTCGAGCTCGGCCTCGCGGCTCAGGACGGCCTTCTTCTTCAGGAGCATCGCGTCGCGCTTCGCGGCCGGCAGCGCATCGTACTCGCGCTTGCGCATGTAGACGGGCGTCACGCCGTCGGAGCGGCGCGCGGCGAGCTTGCGGATGTGGTCCGTGCCGTTGTTCACGCCGATCTCGATCGAGATCGGCAGGATGTGGCCGGTGGCGGTCTCGGCCAGCATGACGGCCTCGTAGTAGCCGTTCTGCCGGATGAGCTGCGCCTGCTCGTCGTTCAACTTCGCGTAGGGACCCGACGGGTAGGCGACCACGTTCCCGGTGTTCACCTGCACGAACACGCTCTCCGGGTCGCGCTGCTTGCTCACCTGCCGCAGGAAGTCGGGGGTCTCCATCGGATCTCCGTACGAAGCGGGGGACGACGACGCGCGAGGCACCGCCGCCCCCCTGGGTGGATTACGCGTCGGTCACGATCTTCTGGCCGTAGGCGTCCTTGATGACGCCCACGCCGTAGACCGCGCGGCCGACGACGTGCTTGCTGCGGCCGAGCACCCAGTCCGCCATGAGGATCTGTGGCGGCGCGGCCTGCGTGATGCCGAGGGCCGCGGGCACGCCCATGAAGCCGACGACGTCGGCGCCGGCGTTGGCCGTGGTGTTGTTCGCGGTGGCGATGATCGGCACGCCCATGAACTCGCCGCGGATGGCACCCATCGCGGCGGAGCCGAGGCCGTCGAGCGAGATCGACACCTTGGCGAGCGTGTCGCCGTTCTGGCGGATCGCCCGGAAGAAGTCGAGCGCCTGGATCTCGGCGAGCACGCACAGCACGCGCGACCACGCGGCCGGCAGGTTGAAGTCGGGGGGCGCGGCGATCGGCACCTTGCGGGTGCGCAGCGCGTACAGCGCGTCCTCGAAGTCGGCGATCGTCATGTCGGCGCCCGAGGTGCCGGTCGAGTTCGTGAGCGACGCGAACACCGTCGCGATGTCGAGCTGCAGCTTCTCGGCGACCGCGGCACCGACCTCGCGGGCGACCGCGTCCTCGGTGTAGCCGTTCGCGCCGCCCTGCTCGAGCGCGGTCATGCTGGGCTCGACGGCCACGCCCTTCTCCGACGCGGTGACCGTGCCGTCCTCGCCGACCGTGTGCTCGGTCGGGGTGAGGTCCGTGCCGGGGGTCGTCGCCGCCGCGGCGAGCGCGCCGAACGAGTTGAAGTCCGCCTTCAGGCTGCCGGAGCCGAAGATGTTCTTCTGGCGGAAGAACGGGGCGAGGAACGCCGACTCGCGGGCGTACCCGAGGATGAGGGCGTCGATGATCTCGGTGTTGAGCGCGGGGGCGATCGAGGTGACCGTGGACTTGGCCATGGTGCGTCTCCGTGTTGACCCCGGCTACGCGGGATCAGGAAAAGATTCCCCGGCCCGACTTCATCCCGAGCTTTTCCTTGAGCTCGGCGGGGCTGAGGTGCCGGTTCTCGGCGAGGAACGCGGACTGCTCCTCGGGCGACATCGCGGCGAAGGACTTCGTGGTCTCCGTACGTCCCGGCGCGCCCGGCTTCGTGGCGGGTGCGGCAGGGGCTGCGGTTCCGGCGAGGCGGGCAGCGAACGCGGCCTGCTGTTCGAGCGGGAGGCTGGCCACGAGGGCCTTGTCGGAGTCGGAGAGCTTCGCGGTCGTCGCCTCGACGTGGGCCTTGAGCGCCGCTTCGAGCCGTGCGGCCTGCTCCGCCTTCGGAGCGAGTTCCGCGATGCGGTCCTCACGGGCCTTGATCTCGGCGGCACGCTGCTCGGCTTCGAGCCTGCGCGTCGCCTCGACGTCGCCGCGGGCCTTGGCCAGTTCGAGCTCGAGGGTCTTCGCCCGCGTCTCGGCCGCTTCCCGCGCCTCCCGCTGCGCCTTGTTCTCGGCGTTGCGGTCGGCCAGCGCCTTCAGCACCTTCGCGGACTCGGCCGCGTCGAGCGCCTTCGGCTGCTCCGTCTCCACCTTCGCGTCGGCCCCGGCGCCCGTCCCGGCATCGCCCGCAGCCTGCTTCCCGTCCACGCTCATCGGAACCCCGCGCGCGGCATCCGCCACGCATCGTTGACTCGCACCGACTTCGGCATCCGCCTCGTTCGGGTCGTCGCGGAGAAGTGTCGGGAGTCCGATGCCGCGCGCGCAAAGCGTGACGGCAGGCCGTGCCGTTACGCGCGCGTCGGAACGCGGGTCGGCAGCCTGCGGGACAGGCCGTCCACGATGGTCCGGCGGAACACCTCGCGCACCTCGGCGGCCTCAGCCTCCGTGAGGTCGAAGAACGGGCGCTTGCCTTCGAGGCCGGCGACGAGGAGCGCGTACGACACCGATCGAATGGCGTTCTTTGCGGCCTGCTTCTTCTGCCGATTCGCGCGTGCAAGAAAACGCTGCGCACGCCCGAGTTTGCGTGCGTCCTTCTTCCGAAGCGGTCCAATCTCTGGCTCGGTCGGCAGACCGAACACCTGCCGCATTCGCCGATCGCTGTAGGGCAGGTGCGCGAACACGTCGCGCGTCGTGTGCTGCCCCTCCCACCCGATCCAGGAGCGCCGCCCCGTCGGCTCCACTCGCAGCACGCGCAGTCCGCGAATCAGCGTGCCGGTGAGCGTGAGGTCGACGGGCGAGGTGTTGCGGCCTGTCGCCGCTCGCTTCGCCGCGTACGCCTTCGTGTACGGCGCGAACGGGCCACGCACGCCCTGTCCCTTCGCCGTGCGGCGCTGGATGATCGAGACGGCGTGAATCGCCGCGCGCTCCATCGCGAGTTGCGCGGACGACTGGATGTCACTTCGATCGGGAAGGCGCATCGTCAGGACGAGTTCGGAGGCCATCGTCAGGCGCCTCCTTCTCGTCCGGCGACGGTGGCGACGGCACCACGCGGATCAGCCGACGACGCCGTGCGACCTCGCGCGCGCGGGCCTGCCGCGTGATCTCGCGCGGGTCCTTCAGGAAGCCGAAGTCGATCTCGTCGTCGTCGCGGCCGATGCCCATCGGCCCACTGTGCCACCGCGCCCGCCATCGGTCACCCCGCCAGCCGCCGCATCGCCATGTGCAGCAGCCCGATCAGCCGGATCCGGTCGCCCGGCCGGTTCAGCGTCGAGTTCACGGTCGCGTGCTCGACGACGCCGGTGGTCTCGCACGCCACCGCGATGTGCCGGATCTCGCCTCGCCGCGCCCGACGCAGCAGGTCGCGCAGGACAGCCACGACTGAGGCCTGCTCCTCGAGTTCGCGGATTCGGTCGTCGCCACGACGTCACCCTTCCGGGTACGCAGCCACGTCCTCGGGACGGACGAGCGCCACGAGCCGGTGTCGGCAGTTGTAGCCGCCGCAGTACCGCGACGGCGGGTTCGGTCCGGTGTCGTTCTCGGTCGCGTCGAGCTTCGCGATCGTGAACCGCTTCCCGACCCGGGCGTCGCAGTAGGGTCGCGTGAGTTGGTCGAGCGGCCCGTCGTACAGGAACCACTCGACTCCCGCCTCGCTCGCCGCGACCACCGACACCTCACGGTCGAACGCCGCGAGCCCCGTGTCGATCAGCGTCGCGACCTCGCCCGTCCGCGCGCCCACGACGCCGGTCAACTGCTTGATCGCCTCAGTCGGCGGGACGTTGCTGCGAACGATGTCCACGATCACGTCGCGGAGTTCGCGCGCCGCTTCGCCCGCGATCGTCGTGATGTCGGAAAGCGTGCCGTCGACCTGTGCCCGGAGCGACGCCGCCGACACCGCCGAGAACGACGCCGTGACGCCCGCGTTCGCGAGGTCGGAGAGCGTCGCCTGCTGCACGCGCTCGCTCGCCGCCTCGAACCCGGCGTTCACGGAGTCGAAGTTGCGGGCGAGGATGTCCGCGACCTCGGCAGCGGTCGCGCGCGCCGCCTCGACGCTGCGGTCGTAGCGGCCCTCCTTGATCGCCTTCTCCAGAAACACGCGGGTCCGTTCGAGCTGCCGCTCGAGTTCGGCCTTCAACTGCCGGACCTCTTCGTCGACGACGCCCTCGGCGATGCCAGCCACGGGCTACCCCTGCGACTGGGCCGCCGGCTGCGCCTGCGTCTCCGACGGCTGCGGCGTTGCCGTCGCACCGCGCGCCTGTGCGAGCGCCGATGGGAACACGCGCGTCGCCGCGAGCGCGGTCGACGTCGCAGACGCGAGCTCGGCCGCGTGCTCCTCCAGGAACTTCGCGGCGTCCTCGACCGATTCGCCGGTTGCGGCGGCACGCACCTCGGCGGGCGTGAACAGGCCCGTGCGCTTCATCCGCTCGGCCCGGTCGAGCATCGCCACCGGGTCCACCACGGCGGGCGGGGTGTCCGCCGTGAACCGGCCCCACGATGGCGGGAACCGCCGGTTCGCCTCGACGTGCGTGTTCCAGACGATGCGGATCAGGTCGAGCATCTCCTCGACCGGGCGGCGGAACGTCGCGAGGCGCTTATGCCGGTAACGCGCGAGCGGCGCGTTCTCGATCTGCAGCGCGACGCCGGAGACCTCGCGCGCGTCGCCGGTGATCCGGCCAACCGGGATCCCCTCGAACACAGCGACGTCCTTCGTCTCCGCGGCGTCGCTCGCGCGCAGGTTCGCGATCTGCGCCTGGATCGGCACGTTCGCGAGGCTCCGTCCGAACGGCACGTTCACGATCGAGTCCGGCCCGATCGGGATCTGCGCGCCGCCCGGCGCCGGGTTGCGGTTCAGGCCCAACCGCGAGGCTTCGCTTCCGCGCGGCGAGGGCGCGCCCGACCACGAATCCGCGTCGCGCGTCGTCGTCTCGGACACCCACTGGCCGTGCGCCTGAAGGATCTCGACGTGGTGCAGGTTCGTCTTGCGCACGTTCATCGCGCGCTGTGCGTCGACCAGCGACTCGCGCGGCTCCGGCCACGGGCCGTCCGCCACGTCGCCGAACGCGACCACCGGAAGCACCGCGTACCCATCACCGTCGGGCCCGTTCGGCGCGCGGTACGGGTTCTCCCCGTCCACGCCGACGTCCGCGAGCCACTCGCCCTTCTCGTCGACGATGAACGCCCGCGCGTCCTCGGTCTGCCCCGTCTCGCTCACGACGGCGGTCCAGACCTCGTAGCGCTTGCGCGGCTTCCCGTTCCACACGTCCGGCGCGAGCTCGAGCACGACCATCGACGCCGACGCCATCGTGGGCTGGTCGACGTCGTAGACCGGGAACACGAGCTGCGGGTCGAAGCGGTCGATCCGCACGCGCGAGGTGTCGCTGTCCCAGCCGACCCGCAGGAACACGAGCCGGCCCGCGACCGTGCGCTCGTCCGCGCGACGTAGGACATCGAGCACGTTCGCGTCCTGCACGACCGACTTCCACGTCGTCACGCCGTCGGCCGCGAACTCGACCTCGGTTCCGTCGTCGGCCACGAGATCGAACGACGGGTCACCGTCGAACGCGGTCGCCTTCGTCTCGGACACCCGCTCGATCAGCGGCAGCCCTACCGGGACCATCTTCGCGTGCGACAGCGGGAACACCCGCGCGAGAGCCGACCGCGTGTCCTCCTGCCAGCAGCCGTCGAGGTAGCGGAACACGGTCGCGGCGCGAGAGGCGTAGCCCTGCGGCTGCGTCGCCTGCACATGCTTGATCACGTCCTCGATGCTGTCGAAGCCGGGGAGCGGCGCGCCCATCCGCGGAGGGTCGCGCGCGAGTCCGCGGGCCGCCAAGCGTAACGGCAGGCCCTGCCGTTAGCGGTCGACCCACGCCGCCAGCCGACGCAGCCACCCGGCGACGCGGCGGCGCCACGGGCGCACGGGAGGGGGCTCGTGGATCACCAACGTTCTCAATCCTCGCCCCACTGCCGCGCGCGCCGGTAGTTAGGGGCCGCCCGGCGAGCGACGTCGTGTGCCCGCGCGGCCTCCTCGGCAGCCTCGGGCGTCGGCGCGAAACCTTCGGTCTCGGAGGAGCACTCCTCCCAGTAGAACTCCGACTCCGGCGTTGCTCGCCGGTCCGAGTTGACGCCGATCACGTAGCGCACGCCGTCGACGGCCACCGCCCATCGATGCAGTTCGCCGTCCTCCTCGGAGCACGACCCGAACCGGAGCAGGCCATCCGTCGCCCGGTCGCTGTCGCTCAGGAGTCGCGCAAGGTCCCCCACCGGAACGCAGACGTGCTGAGTCGCTAGGTCGTCGGGGTTCACCACAGGCAACTTGCGGATCTCGTCGTTCGTCATGTGCCTCTCCATCGCGGCGATCACGCCGCGTACCCGTACAGGTTCCGGCTCAGGATTTCGCTGCGTCCGCCGCGCCGGTCGCGGATCACGCCGCACACGAGATACCGCAGCGCGTCCGCCGCGTGGTCCACGACTCCATCCTTCACCGGGATGTCGCTCTTCTGCACGCCGTCGCGCTCATCGTAGCGGTACCCGCGGAATACCTGCATCACCCCGCGCCGCTGCTCGCGGTCGGCCACGCTCCGCGCGACGTACAGCATCGGCGGGCCCGCCGTCGGCGCGAGCGCCGTCTGCACCAGCATCACCCCGTTCGGGATGTGGCGCTCTTCCGGGTCCTCGGAGTAGCGCGGCTCCACGTTCAGCGTCGACCGCAGCACGTCCACGCTCGACATGCCGGACGCCTGGTCCCGCCCCTTGCCGGCCGGGTCGACGTACGCGCGCCGCGCGAGCGCCGCTGCGGGCATCGCCTGAACGTGCTTGAAGAGCCACCGCGTCGGCGTCTGGTCCGGGTGCACCTCGTCCACGATCACGATCGCGCCGGCCGGCAGCGTCGCGTGCGGCGTCCAGACGTCGTGCGCCAACACCTGCGCGACGATCACGGACGGGCTGTTCACGCCGAAGTCGATCCCGAGCACCGTCTCGTGTACCGGCGACGGCGTGAAGTCGACGACGTGCCGGGCCGCATCGAACTCGCCGTACACGGCGGCGGTCCCGAGCGTGAACTCGCCCTCGATGAAGGCCCGCGCGAGCCGCTTCGGCAGGGCGCGCTCAAGCCCCTCGACGTACCCGGCGCCGAGGTTCGCCGCGTTCTCGCGCGTCGATGCGGTGATGAGCTGGCGCTCCGGCAGGCCACGGCAGAACTCGTCGTACAGCCACCCCATCTGCGGCGTCGTCGTGACCACGAGTTGCCGGCGACGCGCGGCCCGCTCGCGGATGCGCCCCGTGACGATCCGGTACGCCTCGTGCGACATGAGCCGCGCCTCGTCGAGCCACGCCCATGCGAGGTTCGTGCCCTCCAGGCTCCCGGGGTTGTCCGCACTGCCGTAGTAGATCGTGGACCCGTTCACGAGATCGATCGCGCGGTCGCTCTTGCGCTCGCGGGCGATGAGCGGCCTCGGAATCGCCTGCCGGAGCGCGACCATCGTCGTCCGGGTGAGCATCTGCCACGTGGGCGACACGACGATCCCGGCGAGCCCCTCGTTCTCGGCCGCGAGGTCGAGCACCGCCTCCGCGCCGCCGCGCGTCTTCCCGCCGCCCCAACCGCCCGCGAGCAGCACCTGCTCCGCACGCGAGAGCAGGAGCGCGCGCTGCCCGGGGTTCGGCTTGAAGTCGGAGACGTCGACGGGCACGACGCGCCGCGCTGCGGTGCGGGTTTGGGTCACGGCACCCTCAGCCTGACCAGCACGGGCGCGCTCACAGCGGCCTCCCCGCCCGGTCGTACGTGTGCCCCCGGCGACGGCGCATCGACCGGCGCCGCTCACGATTCGGCGCGGATGGGCCAAGCGACGCGTCCGTTTCGGAAAGCAGCGCGTCCGTGTCCGCGAGCAGTTGCTTGAGACGCTCCCGTTCCGCGGTCGACCGCCCCAGCGGCTTCACCGCCGCCTTGAACTGCTCCAGCGTCAGGCTCACGGCGCCACCTCCGGAGGATCGGCCACGCTCGGCTCCGACGCCGCCGGCGCGGGCGTCACCGACGGCGCGGCGAGCTCCCGGCGGATGACCAGCGTCACGGGCTCGGTCGAGGCCGTGTCCGTCTCGCGCCAGCCGCACCGGGTCTTCAGGTAGAAGATGGCCGCCACCACGTTCCCCTCGATCGCCTTCTGCGCGAGCGACTTCGTCACCGCCGCGTCCGTGATCGCCTTCCCGTGGTCGAGTTCATTCGCGTAGTGCCGCCGGAGCGTGTCGGGGCTCATTCCCCCGAATACGGCCCGCGCGATGACCTCGTGGGTCGAACCGATGGACGCCATCGCGGCGACCGCCGACCGGGACTCCGGTGTCGGCCGGTGCTCGGGCGTCCCGCCTTTTCTGGGCGTGGACTGCCCGCCGGTCCCCTTCGCCCTCGACCTACGCGCCGCCATGCGCCACCACCTTCCGCCGCTCCCGGAACCGCCGTTGCCGCTCCCGAGCCGCGGCCCTCGACTCGCTCGAGACCACGACCTTCGGCGGGACCTGCCTCGTGCGCACCGCCGCCCGGCCGGACGGCGACAACAACCACCCCCCCCGCTCCGTTTCGACCAGCCGGGCCGACCGGAGGTTCACGAGCTGCCGGGCGACCGCGTGCACCGTGACCACCACCACCCGAGCTACCGCCGCGGTCGACAGGACACCGCCGGCAAGGGCGTCCAGAACGCGCCACTGCGTCTCGGAGAGGCTCCGGTGCACCAGCCGCCGCCGGACGCTCTGATCGCTGCCTGCGCGCTCCGAGGCGGCCAGGATGCAGCCCTGGCAGATGCGGCCCCGGCGAGTGATCTGGAGGCAGAGGTGGCAGCGGGTCACTGGATCGTGTCCGTGGCCGGAACGCGGTGGGTGACGTTCTCGCAGCCGTCGCCGATGCCCGACTCCCACGCGGCGTGACAGACGGCCTGCTCCTTCGCCGTCGGCGGCAGGCGCCAGGTGACGATCAGCTCGCCCTTGTGGTCCTCCAGCGACTCGACCGCCGCCCACCGGATCCCCGCGTACTCGAGGAACCCGACGACGCGATCGAGCCGGCGCTGGCGCCACGGCTCGGTCTGGTCGAAGAGGAGCGCGGGCTGGCCGATCGGCAGCAGCAGGCCGCTGCAGGTGGAGCAGAGGCCGAGCCGATCGTCCGTGTCGCTTGAAGGACTTGGACCTGAAGTGATTCCGGCGAACATGGTGGCTCCGGTGCGGCCGGAACAGACCCGGCCCAAAAGAGGGGGTTCTTTCCCCCAGTTATCTGCCGCACTCACTCGCTTGCCTCACACGTACGCGCGCGCACGCGGGGAGCGTCCCCAGCGTCCCCAATCACGCTGAATCCCTATATTTCTCGGTGTTCCCGTGGGGACGCTCGTGGGGACGCGGGGACGCGGGAGCGTCCCCAGACGTGGGGACGGGAACGGGGCCGTGGGGACGCTGGGGACGGTCACCGTCCCCAGCAACGTCCCCACGAAAACCGCTGGGAACAGGCTCGTTCGTGCGCGTGGGGACGCTGGGGACGCTGTTTTGCGCGCTGAGAATTTCTCCCGTTTCCGGGTCGAAATGCTCCACGTCCGCGGCATCCGTGCCACCGGCCGGAGTCGGGGCGCTTGCCCCCTCTGGCGGGTTGGTGAGGCGGTCGAAGATGGTGAGGTCGACGCCGTGCCAGCGGATCTCGGCGGCGTTGCGGAGCCAGCGGGTCCGGAGGCCGCGGGAGGCCTCGATGTACCCGGGGGCGGCGCGGAAGTGCTTGCGGAGGTCGGCGACGGGCATTCCGCGGAACGGGGCAGGGAGCCAGGAGACGGAGGCGAGGCGGTCGAAATTCACCGCAAGGATCCGGTGCTCGTTCTCGAGTCCCATGCCGACGCCCTGCTTCATGGCAACGACGAAGCCGAGGGCGTGGGACTTGTCGAAGGCCTCGACGAGGGTGGTGCGCTCCTCGTTCGAGAATTCGCGGCCGATGTCGTCGCGGGCGCGGACGTAGACCTCGAGCGTCCGCAGGGCCCGGACCAGTTGCACCGGGTAGCCGTCCTCGCTCGACGTGTCCCGCACGGGTAGGCGGGGCGCGATCTCCTGCAGGACCATGAGGAGGAGCTTCTCGGTCGCGTCGTCGTGTGCGCGCTTGGCGAAGAAGCTGAGGTTCCCGAGGCCTTGCTTGACCGCGGCGGTCTGGAGCTCGCGAACGTCGCCGCCGATCGGCAGGGTGATCGCGGGGGTGCCGCGGTCGCCGCCGTGCCAGCGCGCGTCGATGACGGCGCGGTCGGGATCGAGGCGCATATCGCTGAAGTACGCGGGGAGCACGGCGAACATGGCCTGCGTCGCCGTGCGCTCGCCGTAGTTCTTGAGGTCGGCCTTCCATGCGCGGATGGCGGCCTTGCCCTCGGGGGTCTTCTTGTCGACGTTCGGCTCGGGAGGAGCAGCGCGCGCGGCGCGGATGTCCTCCTTTATCAGCGCGGAGTCGACGAGCTTCGTGACCTCGTCGGGCTCCTTGGGCGGGAGGCAGTGGAGAGCGTTCGCGCGCTGGACGATCTTGTGGATAGTCTCCTCCTTCACGCCGGCCATCGCGAGGCGGTACGACAGGGAGCGCAGGGCGTTGTGCCGGGAGACGCTGCCGCCCTCGACGACGTCGGCGTGGCAGACGTAGTAGGCGTCCGCGATCGCCGGGTCGGCGTCGCCAGCGGGCTTCGGATCGGTGCGGAGGGTCTCGACGCGCTTGGGGGCGGCGGTGCGCTCCTGCAGGTACTCGCCGACCCAGAGCGGCAGTTCGGCCGGACCGGCGTCGACTTCGACGCGGTAGGTGGAGCCGGAGCGGTGGTTGCTCGGGGGCGCGACGACGTACCCGCCGTCCCCGCGGGTGTCGACTTTGGGCCCGAGGCCGTTCTTCGCGTCGCCTTGGGTGTTGCGAAGGAAGATGTGCGGGGGCGGGCGGAAGTACCAGTGGATGCCGCCGGAGCCGGTGCGGATGCGAAGGGTCTCGGGGAAGGCGGTGAAGCGTTCCTCGAGGAGCCGGATCGTGAGCTCGCCGCCGTCGTCCTGGTCGATGACGTAGAGGTTCGACGGAGCGCCGGTGGCGACGCCGATGTTGGCCGTGGGCCACTTGCGCCACCATGCGCGGATCTTGTCGACGTTGGTGGTGGCTTCCTTGAGGCCGGTGGGCGTGCGGGGGTGCTTGCCGATGGACTTGCAGTCGGCCTTCCCGCAGCTGCAGGTGGGGCGCCCATCGTCCTCGGCGCGGAAGAGGACGTGGTGCAGCGGAAACACGGCAAAGCCGCGCTTCGCGTAGTTGAGAGCGGCGTCGCCGAGGGTGCCGAGGCTCATCGCACCGCCCCCTGGTCCCGCGTCTCGAACAGGCACAGGCCGTGGCCCACGCGGTCCCCGAGCGAGCGGCCGTCGAG